CAATCATGCGATATTTCATAAAGTAAGAAAAATGGATATTCCAAAAACAAAAAATATTTATTTTTTATTTAGCTTAAAAACACATAAATCAAGAAAAACATGTTTTGATATTTTAAGTAAAAAATTAGAATGGAATATAAAATTACCGAAAGAGGAATACTTTAAGGAACTAAAAAGACATAAATATGCAATTTGTCCAAGAGGGAATGGCTTAGATACTCATCGTCTTTGGGAATGTCTCTATTTAGATGTAATACCAATTATGTTGAAAAGCGATTCGACTAATGTTTCTGGACTTCCTATAATATATCTCGATAAATGGGAAGATTTAGGAGTATTAACAAATAAATTTATCAATCAACAATTATCTAAGATATCAATGAGTTTTTATACACAATTTCTGTAATTTCAAATTTTACGCATTCGAATTCTTTATGAACGATTTATATTTCATAGTATAAACCTTCTTTATACTCTCCTCCTCCAACTTGTTCAGGCGCAATATTAAATCCACATTATCGCTAGTAATATCCATCTTGTTCAATATCGGTAAAACATATTTCGACATATTCGCCTCGAAATCCTTCTTGTCAATTCTCTTAATACAATTACATAAGAACTCAGACAAATAAAAGGCGTCATTACTATTGTTCCCATATTTGTGTAATATTTGATTAATGACCTTCCTATTCGTAAAATAGAGTGATACTTTATTCAAAAGTGTCGTGTATTTTCTCTTTGTGAATGTTATCTTCTTCTTACTCTTCTTTTTCATCTGCGTGTGTAAGAAGTTCGTATTCACATTTGTTAAAATAGCGCTATTAATATTCAGCTCCCACAACTGCTTCTCAAATATCAAATTCTGGATGACGTCATTATCCGCAAGATGCTTTGATATCTTCGCCAAAAATATCATCTTGTCCGCGCTCGATATTCCCTCCCCGATATTATACAAATAGTTCTCGTGAATTAGAAATGAGAACAAGAACTTGTCGCAATAATATTTATCTATACATTCACTCACTTTCAATTCCTTTGTAAAAATCATTTCCAGATTTTCCCCAACTTTATCGTCCATAGTCTTATTTGAAAACGTATTCACGACTAAATCAATATTTTCATCCCGTATTTTATGACCATCAGATATTAGTAAAAGGTCGTCTAATATATTACAGTATTTCCGCAAATCGTGGTCGAATGTATCTATTATGCGCTTCCTCTGTGATTGATTGAAAGTAATATTATTCTCTACGCAAAGGCGGTTGAAGTAATATTCATAATCCTCTGGTTTCAATCTATCAACGTTAATCTCCAATGAGATTTTGCGCAACTCATTTATTTTCTTGTCGCCGACCTCCTGACTTACTAAAATAATCGGGTATAATAATTTAAATTCGGATACAGTCTTCTTTGCGGAAAACATCGTCAAAAAATCCCCTATAATTGACTTATCATTATTATTACAAAGCGTATCAAAATCGTCGATGACAATTCCGATATTATCCTCCCTCTTATAAATCATATTCAATACATTTTTATTGTTTGATATTTGTAAAATAAACTCTTTGATGTCTTTGTTGAGCTTACTATCCTGAATATTCAACATTCGCATCTCCATTTTGAAAAAGGAACATATGAACTCCGCTAAACTCGTTTTCAACTGGTTATTTTCCCCAACAATCATTATCAATTTTGTATCCATAAGATTCAAATTGCGACACTTATTATATTCGTCGAACCACGCCTTCAATTTATCAACATATGACGGATTTAAATTTCGGAAATCATCGAAAGAATTATATTTAAATTTTTGAATCATATTTAAATATATAATTATAGTTTTAAGTTCATACTTTTCCGCAATTGACCCATCCCATAGATGCGTTATCGGAATTAATGCCTAACCAAGATGCTGTCGAATTTGCAGTTGGGCCACAATTAGAAACAAAATTACATCTCTGTCTGGCGGCCCTTGGGTCCATATTCCCTGAACGATTCATATTCGCAATCCGGAATCTCATAATTTTATTTTGCGGGTCGCTATAACACATCCGCGACGAAGAATTTGCAATTGGGATATTATATTGATTCTTACATATGTGATTACCATTTCTATCATCGCCCATATAAACCCAGTAATCGGGACATTTTACGCCCTCCATAATCATGTAATCAATTGGGGGCATTTTTTTACCCATACCTCGCGCATTATCTTTTGATTTATTCAGAAGTATTGAATATGTTATAAGCAAAACGAATAAAATAATAAAAAATAGCAATACGATTCCAATTATTATCGTTGTATATTCCATTTATATATTATATAATAAAAAGTTTTTAGAAAGTTGTTGTTACGCTTCGGAGAGTCTTTGAACCCGCAGATGATAGGTTTTCAGGGAGAGGTAATGGATTCGGTAATTTTTGAACGTTGTCTAAATATCCTAAATATTGTTGAACTTCTGACAGGATATTCGGGACACAATAATCGAGAACCAATTTATTCAAATAGGTTATCTGCTTTCCGAAGTCCTGATTCTGATTTAAACTATACTGTAAAAAAATGGCCCTCATAACTATCTCCAATTCAATTGGACTCTGATTATCAATTACATATTTTTTACCGCTCTGTATCCATACTGTATATCGCATTTCCCTCTGAATGCGGTCTATGTTATCCTTACTGAAAAAGAGCATTGATAGAGTGCTGGGAGTCTGGACGTGTTGGAGGGCCTCATACTTGAAGTTATCTTTCGTATCATTATTTTGGTCGAACATCGGAATCGTCTTGTAATTTTTATTCGTTATGCTAACGACGCGCCCATTTTGGAATTGGTTGTAATACTGCTTTCCATAATCTGCGCTAGACTGTAATTCCATGGTAATATCTTTCATTATAATATACTTAATATAATATTTTATTAACTATTACTAAAACTATTCCTATCAACTGGTTTTATTCCACCCGTATTTGCGTTATTATTACGACTGTTTATATTTGTCTCTTTTAGAACTTCATACTTCTCTACAACGAGTAATGTAAAATTATGCTCTTTTACTTGTGGTAATATTTTTCCTTCATAATCAACTAACTGGATGACAAATTCATCTAAATTATTTATCGTATTCGAATCAAAAATGATTTCATTTACAAAGCGGTTATCTACCTCATAATTTCCGCTAATGGATGAATATTTAATTTTCGCAAAAATATTATTTAAATTTTTTGTTGCGGAAGTGAAACTATTCGAATTCAAGTTAATCGGACACTTTGGGTCGCTATAAGTGGGATTATTTATATAATATTGAATCCCATTCGTAGTTTCATCGTTTATTTCGTAAATATCATTTGAGCCATTCGCGAAATTTGCGGTTGGTTTAATTTGCGTAATTGTCGATGACGTCTGTATTTGTGTATCAACTGATGATGACAATATTTTCATGAAAAAATAATTATTAAAATAGAAACTGTATGTTCCATTTTGATTGCGACTTATTGACAGGCGAAAATTCAAATTAAACTCTGGATAATAATCTACCCAAAAAGTATAATTTGTAAAACAATTATTATTCTCATTTGGTGGAAGTATTCCAGCGCATTTTGTATAATCAACAAATCGGTCTATATTAATATTGTATGCCTGAATAGAATTAATATATCGATTCATTCTATAAATATTATTCGTAATTATTGCGAATGTCCCTGAAACCGGTCCAACTAGACTCTTACTATCCTTTGTATTTTGAAACCCAAGTAGATTCGTTAATAGACGCGATGAACAATCTACATTCGTAATTAAATTATCCAAAATGAGTTGTTCTTGTGAAGATATAACAGCGCAATTTTTAGTAGATGGTTCATTATTACAATTTAAATCATAATCAATTATATTATTTATATTATTATTAATGAATTTTATGTAATTTGATAGTAGAGACATATTCCCATTAATAAAAAAGAATGGCGCCTCTCTACCAAATTTAATTTTGTTTTCATTAATAATCTCAGTATATGATGATTTTACTGGTATTGTTGATGAATATGAAAGGCCCAAATTATAAACATAAAAACGCAATACGTTTGGAATAACATTCCCATCATTATCAGTTATTTTATCATAATAAGTTTTATAAAATGATGTGCTATATTTCGTCTGAAATAATTCCATAATATTTTTAGGAACGAACTCTATATAATCTATATTTGCCCCAGTATATCCCCCAATTTCTGGAAATCCAGTAATAACTATTGGATATAAGTCATTTTGTATTAATTCCATAAATTCCGTGGAAGGGATACTACTATCAACTACTTTCATTTCCATATCAAAATAATTTTTATTATAATATGTCGCGACTGATTTCACGCGAAATTCTTCATATCTTAGTAAAAACTGGACGTTTGATGTTTCTGGGTCAATTCTTACATCAACCAGTTGTGGGTGGTCCTTAAATTTAAATGTTTCTGAACCAATATTTCCATCATATTCTTTATACGATTTATTATAAATATTGCTATCAAAGAACTGCGTTTTTTGAAATTCATCTCTTATTTTCTGTGAGAGCTCTTCTGTTGTATAAAATCCGGAAGTTATTTCGACCTTATTTATACAACTTAGTAAATTATTATTATATATATTCCTATAATCATCTGGGGAAACGCTTTTATTAATCAATTTTGAAAAATTGATATACCATCCGCATATATTTATTTTATATTGATCGTATTCAGAACCAATATATGGGTCATATTTCCAAGGAAACCCTTGTATATTCGAACTAATTATTTCATATGGGACAACATACCATAAAATAATATTATTTGTTGAATTAATCGGATATTCCATTTCCGGAAAAAAATAATCTATTAATTTTACAGTTTCCACATTATTAAACTGTCTTCCTAAAAATACATTATAATTATTCGGAGTTGGATACAATTCGACATCACGCATACGACTATCAATATTAATATAATGCGAACGATACTTAAAATAACTACTATCTGCTATATCTTTTCCAAAATCGGAAAGGAACGGCTGTTGATTCCCATAATATCCTCTTGACCACGGATTTGCTTCAAGTGCGACCCGATTCATTGAATTATCTGTAAAACCAGTCCTTTCTATCTCGTCGCGAACATTATTCACAGTTTCCCCTTTCAAAGTGCGATATGGTATATATTCATTTGCGTTGCGCTGGACTTCGCGATCCGTAAGAGGTTTTGTTTTTACAAATGTATTCGTATATAATAAATCGGATGGATTCATATAACTTATACTGATTATTTTTTTATACTATTTTCGCAAAAATTGATGATAAATCGGATTTATTATTTTACTGTAATAAAAATGGACCCATTAGACATACAAGGACAATTTTTTCCATTTATTTCGACTGCGATTAGTGGAAATGAACACCATAGAATTATACAGCATATGATATTTCTTTCATTTTATGGAGAATCATCAAATCCTCCACCAATGAGCAGTTTATGGGACATCCCCAGATATCCTTGAAAAAATAGAGACTATTTTTTCTAAGGAAACTTATAATAAATAAAAATAATAATCAAAATTCAAGCAAATTAAAGAGAAACAACTGCTTTCTTGGAAGCCGGTTTCTTCGTCGCTTTAACGACTCCGTCAGTAGTCCCAAGCATCTCAGTGTGCTCTTTCAAATGCTTCAAATAGGTCGCCTCCAACAAATCCAAATCACTTTCCCACAAATTAAATATGGTCTGCGATTTCAATAGGTCGAACTGGTCGCTCTTTTCGTCGCGCTGTTTCACCAGCTCTTCGATTCGCTTCTTCGTCATACTACGAATGGGCATGCTCGTCAGATAATCATAACTCGGATTCTCATTGACTTCATTTGGGTCATATTCTAAACGTCCCTTCGTGAATTTTGGATATTTCATTTTAGTCAATTCCACATCCAACTGTTCCTCATCTTTCCCTTTCAATATTATCTTGTCATCCAATATATCCGTTATAAAACGAATACGGGCCTCCAATATTTCCAGTTCTCTTTTCAATTTCTCCTCCAAGTAGCGCTTTCTACGAATATAATATTCGCATCGAATATCATAAAATTCGTCCATAATATGTTCCGCAGAAGCATACTTCTTAATCTGACCCTTGTCATTGAACAAATACATATTCGTCGTATTACAACTAATCGAATCGACAAGCTTCATCTCCTTCTCGAATGTCCCCTTTGATAACATCTCGGAGAGCTCACTCTTGTCGAAATACAAAATAAAACGGACGCGCGATTCAGTATAGAGACTATCATATTTCAGAAGAACTTTCTTCTTCTTCTTACTATCCTTGTCCGGATTGATTAAATCCTCCAAAAATTCCTTGTATTTGTCCGTCCATAGACCAATGGGGAGTTCATATATTTCAACCTTCCCATCGCTCAATAAACGATACAGTCCTTTCGTCTGATACTTATCACCCGATTTTTCCACTTTCCCGAGGAACCCTCGGAACCACGGGACCATCGGAACCAGCTCCTGACCCCGCATTTTCCGTTTCAAATTACTAATAATATCAACCGGATTATACGACGGGATTCGCGTGCTAAAACCAGTCCCGATTCCCTGACACCCATTAACTAAAATGGTCGGAATAATCGGGACATAATATTCGGGCTCAATCTTGTCGCCGTCATCGTCCAAATAATTCAAAAGATTATTATCCGATGGATGGAAGACCAGCTCCATAAAAGGACTCATCCGCGTAAAAATATACCTCGGACTCGCATGGTCGTCTCCGCCCATAATTCGCGTCCCGAGCTGTCCCTCCGGCTCCAAAAAATTCATATTGTTGGACCCAACGAAGTCCTGCGCCAATCCAATAATACACTCATTCAGCGATTGCTCACCGTGATGATAGGCGCTCTTCTCCGCAACAAAAGCCGACAATTGCGCAATCTTAATGGATTTTTTAGCGCCCTTCAAGAATGTCCCGTATATGACCTTGCGATGCGACGGCTTGAAGCCATCCACCATACAAGGAATACTGCGCTCACAATCATATTTACTGAAATGAATGAGGTCCTTATTGACGAAATCGGGGATTGAAACGTTCTTCTCGGTCTGCTCAATAATCATCGAGCGGTCATATTTTCCGAGCCACTCTTTTCTATCATCGGCCATTTCTTTATTGAAGGCCAGATTAATCGCGACATCGACGGCTTTATCTTCGTTCCATAGGTAGCGGATTTCGCTGACATCCAAATTCTGGAAATACTCCTTCGCCTCCTGAGATGAACTCGTTCCTAACCCTTTGTAATACTTGATTTCATAGTGGGATAGGTCGGCCGTCTCTTTCCATGACTCATACTCTGTCAGTGTATAAAAGACGCGGATGTCGGCCTTATTCTTATTATGTTTCGCCTTGACGATGGGGGTCATCATAGATTTGATAAACCCATCGTTCCGCAAAAGGGACGGCCAAAAATAATGAAATAAGTTCAACAGGAGACCCTTGATATGACTACCATCTACATCTGCGTCCGTAAGAATAAGAATACTCCCATAACGCAACTCAGAGACGTCTTCATACACTTTCCCCTGCTGTAATCCAAGGATGGTCTTCAAATTCTTGAATTCTTCATTCTTCGATATTTTATCATCGGTTGTCTCTCGGGCGTTTGTGAATTTACCTCTGAGAGGAAAAACACCATAACAATCGCGACCGATAACACTGAGACCCGCAATAGCAAAAGCTTTCGCGGAATCTCCTTCCGTTAGAATCAGGGTACACTTTGCGGAATTTATACCGCCGGCCCAGTTCGCATCGTCCAGCTTGGGAATTCCGCGAATAGTGTTCGTCTTCTTTCCGTCTGTCTTGGTCAATACTTTCGAATCCTTATACTCACTGAATCGGATGGCCTTTTCGACAATGTCTAATTTGGCGACCTTCTCAATGAACTTGTCGGATATCGAAAAACTGCTTCCGAACTTTGATGGGATAGTCGTCAGATAATCTTTCGTCTGGGAATCGAAAGAGGGGTCCTCAATGACAGTTTTCGCAAATATCCGCATATTGTCGCGGATAACGCTCGGCTTCAATTGAATCTTCTTCTTTCCTTTTCCCTCGATATACTTCGATAACTTAGTGCTTATTGCCGTCGTCAGAGCCTCTACGTGCTTTCCTCCTTTCCAAGTATAAATACCATTCACGAAGGACACGTGCTCCAATTTATCGTCGGGGCTATCACAAACGACAACTTCCCAACGGTCTCCCATTTTCTCATATACGCGCTTCATCTCGGACTTCGGCCCAATGTATAAATCAACATATTGCTCAAAATCCTTGAATTCAATTTTGGTGCCATTGAGATAAACGGAGACGCTCTTATCGGTAATCGCCGTAATATCATAAACGCGCTTCATAAATAGGGCCTCCATATCCTCATTCAGACAGTCAATATGAAAGCGATCGAAGTCGGGATAAAAGGTAATCTTTGTATAGGGTTTCTTCGTGTATTTTTCAATAACGGGTTCCGTTTTTCGGCTCATGTTATCCATGAATTCCTGACGAAAATAACGTTTCCGTTTTCCATCGACTGTTTCGACGATGAACCGCTTACTGAAAATATTCGTGGCCTTTGCTCCAATTCCATTCTTTCCTCCGGTTGTCTTATTCTTCTTCTCATAATTCGCAGAAGTCAGTAAATTCCCAAAAATTAACTCGGGAACATATACATCGTGCTCAGGATGAACTTCGACATCGATTCCGTCTCCGTCATTCATAACACTGATATATTCTGGATAGACTTCCACACGAATTTCGCGAACCTGCGACGCATCCGGTATTTTGCTCAAACGCTCATACTGGTCAATCGCATTCACGAGAATTTCATCGAAAATTTTATACAAACCCGGAATCATCCGGATTGTCTTTTTCACAATTTTCCCCTCGGTTTTATCATATACCCACGATTCAACCTCACTTTCTTCAATTGAACCAATATATGTGTCCGGTAGATTCAAAACATGTGCTTGCTGACTCATCATTTGATACATCGAACTAATGTCATCGACTGAATTGATTGAATCCTCGGACCTGTCTGATTTCTCGGAACTTTGGGATGAAACTGGTTTATCAGATAACTTTGATTTTCTTGAAGCCATTGTTAATTTAATAATATAATAGTTCGTTGTTTTTAAGTTATAAATTTCAATTTTTTTGAAAACAATGCTGGTTTATATATTCGCGAACAATCAATCCAGATATAATTTTTCCAATGCGTCCTCTACATCCCGCCTCATATCATCTCCAATTATATCAAAATCAACAATCCGCATATTTCGGTTCAACTCAATAACCCCACCCTCAACAACTAACCCAATACATTCCAGCTTCCCGAGTATCTTCATTTCCCGATGATTCTCCCGAACAACATACTTATCTCCCCGATATATTTGTATCCCCACAAACTTACACATATTATAACCATCATCATACTCCGTTATAAAAGTCTTCCCCTCTAATACATATCGTATAACTCCAATAATCTCTTTCCCCGCAATTTTATCCCCAATAACCACATCTGTAATCAATTTTATCCCAGAATCAAACTGAATTATACTATCTTGCGTAAAAGCAGGATATAAATTCAGGGCGCTGTTTTTATAATCATCCAGTCGGAACGGTATTTTAACAATAGGAGCCACAATCTTCAAATATGTCTCTAATATATTATCACCGAGATAGTCGCAATAATTAGTTCCTCCTATTCTCAACCGCCCCGTATCCGTAATTAAACAACGAATCGTTGGAAGATTATAATCAACTCTGACTGCGCAAGGATGACTATGAACTCGAATAAATTCCCCATTATATTCTATAATGTGCATACCTGACACATATACATCCCCCATCTTATAATACTGGTCCCGCCTATCTTTTTTGAACTCACATACCCCAACAACAACATTCCCTGAAATATTATCGCCGATGACAATTTCATCTAATCTCTTTATTTTCCCATCTAATTCAATTAGAGTATGACAACCAAAGCAGAACGCGCGAACCAATCCACCAATAGGACCGTTCCACATAGACATTAGAGTCCATATCGCATATTTAATTGTTTTAAATAATGAATTGAATGTCTGGAAAATACGAAAAAATAAACGCGCGAATATCTTGAATAAAAACGCAATTCTTCGAAACATTGAATGCATTTTCTGGTATATATCATTTATTTGTTTCATCAGTGCCTCTCGTATTCCAAAAATGACTGCTTGTGTATTATTTATACTATCAGTTAAATTTTGAATCGCATTATTTTGACCATTAATCTGATTTTGGACTCCTCCAATGTTAGAATTATAAGCAGCGTTCGCTGCCTCAGCATCGCAATATGCTTTATTTTCATCATAAGTAGTTCCCTCGGGACCGAATACACTTGGAAGCATACTATATGGAGATTTACATCTATATTCTGGCCAGTTATTGCGTATTTCTGCTATTCTTGAATTTACTGCTGGAACTGCGACCAATATGATAATTGCTACAATTCCTCCAACTACCAATAATACAATGATAATAATCAAAATTATATTTGGTTTTTTTTTAACAGAATCTTGCTCTTGCTTATTGACTCCTAATATCTCAAATATTCCTTGTTCAATTTCATCTTTTTTCTCTTGTGCGAGTTGTCCAGCGATTGTCCCATATTTTTGGATTTTATTTTTTATTTTTTGAATTGTTGATTTTTTATTTGATTTATTCGCTATTTCATTTAATTTTGATTTAACAGTTGCTAATGTATTTGGGTTTAATTGACTTAGACTACTATTTGATTCTGGGTCTATTACAGATTGTGGTTGTTCTTGTGGTTGTGGTTGTTCCTGTGAAACTTCTAAATTTGCGAATGTTGTCGGAGGAAAACTATTTAGTTGTAGTTTTGATTGTCTCTGATTATTTATTTTTTTTTGTAATGGAATAACTCCTGCTCCAGAATTATTTTCTTCTAATTGATTAATATTATTTTCCCCACTCATTTTTATTTAACTAAAATATATTAGAATAAATTTTGCTCGTTTCATCCTATTTGTTTTTTATAAAAAACTGGTTTGTCCGTTTTGCGTATTCATCAGCAATCCTATCAAAATTCATCATATTTAAAATCCTCTCTTCCTCCTTCTTCTTCTCTAATAATTCACGTCGCCGTATTTTTTCCTTTTCTTCCAGAGTTGCCTCAAAATTCATATTCGTCCTTTCTCTGACTAAATGGTCAATATTCTTATAATCACCCCTATTGAATTTATCATCATACTCTAAAACATTATTTTTCGTATAAGCCATCTTGTAATCAGTAAAGTTCATATCGCTTATGACTCTATCGTTCGTAAAATCATTAATATCACCCTGCCCCAATTCTTCAAAACCTAAATTATTCAGTAATTGCGGTTGTGGTTCCTCTATTATCATAATCTGCCTCTCCGGCTTCTTCTCAATCTTCTTTTTCTTCTGCTCGTCGAATACGCTATTAAAAACATCCATCGAAAACTTCTTGTTCATAACAACCTCCTCCTCCTTATCACTATCATCTCCCCAACCACCGCCATATCCCTTATCCCACGTCGATGGAAGTTTATTCTTCTCAAATATTTTGTTAAACTGATCCACATTAAAATTCTTCTCCCCAATTTCCATCCGGTCTAAATCTTCTTCCCCTCTTCTTCCTCCCTCTTGTTGGGATTCGTGTTGCTTCCTCTCCGCCTTCTTCTTATCCATTTCCTCAAAATAGTCCTGCGCCTCTTTCTGCATCTCCCTATGCGATTTATTCCCCTTCATCTCCTTAATCTTTTGGAGCAAATATACATATGCCTGCGTAATCATCATAAACTTTTTGGCGTCGCCAGTAGGCTTATCTGGATGATACTTCAAACTGAATCTGCGATATGCCTTCTTGACATCATCCTCCGTCGCGTTATATTCTAAATGAAGAATCCTAAATGGATTATATTTGAGCTCGAACTCTTTCAGCTCATCCTGAAATTGGGACTCCTTCGTTTTCTGCTTCTCATAGAATGACTCCTTCTCTTTCTCGATTGTTTTCAGGAACTCCTCCTCCGTCCTCTTCTGCGTCTGCTTAAATTCCTCCATCCGGTCATTTATATTCATCATGTCGGCGTCTTTCAGGCTCACTTTTGTGCTCATCGGGCGCTCCATCAGCGTTGTAATTGTACGGGTCGGTGGAGGAACAAATCGCTGCGGGAATGCTGTTTGTGCGGGGGGCGGAGCCTGTGGAGTAGGCGCATGTGGCGCAACCGGTCTAATTATTCGTTTTTTAATTACTTTTTGCTGTGGTTGAGATTCTTGATTTCCCATTATAGTCTTGGTATAAAAATTTATGGGTTGTTAAACTTATTCATATCATTCCCGATTGGACCCTCTGAATAATATTCTTTATTCGCAAATTATGCCCATATATTATTCTGTGAATACTATCCACATATGAGCTACGTATTTCTTGTGATTTTTCCATATCAATATTCTGTATTATAATCACAATAACACTTATTTGCTCTTTGGTCCAGTCTTCAAAGAACTCCTGATAAATATCATAATTCCCTTTTATTTCATCAATTTCAGTATCCAATTTTTCTAAAAAGTGTGTCCTATTTTGTAGGCTGTCCGATATTAGCGAACGATAATATTCCACTGTATGAACGGCGATGTGATTTCCTGTATATGTCGCAGCCAGTTTCGCCAACCCACTCATCATCATATTACACAAGTAAGTAAAATTCTCATTGTTATCTCCCCACAAATTCTCCTGATTCCTCTTTTCGAGCAATTTCTTAATCGGGTTTATCAAATTAGCTAAATCATCGTATTTGTCGCCGTTCTTCCAGCGGGAGAGCGATTGAATTGTTCCAGGCTCTTGAAAACTTATTTCGTTATTCTGAATCGATATCTTCGTCCCGCTCGGATAAAAATTGAGGAGACTTATACAAACTGCGCTATTTATTGGGTCCAATAAAGTCCCCATATTCTTCTTATAAGATTTAGAATTCCACACATAACTCAATAAAGATGTAGTTATTGAATTCATTAATTTATTTTGCATGATTATATCTATAATATTTTATTTGTTTAATTTTCAAACAAATAAAACTGCGAAATTAATGAGGAGGAATAAGGCCCCAGAAATTGTTGGGCTCTTTATTGACGGCGGGATAACCACTATCGCGCAAAATCTGCTCCTGATTTCGGACCGGTAAATTGTTATTACAGTAGAACATCGGACCCGTATTCCAATCCCTCTTCTTGGGCCATGTTAGCGTTCTAAATGGGATGGTATCCCCCAGCTTGGCGCGATGCGTTTCTCCAAGATGCTTCCCATTTCCATCACAGAATACGAAATTGACATGTGGTTCTACTAATTCTTTGAGCATTTTGTCGTAATATGAATTGGGGGAATCAATTGCGAACTGGAAGCGACCATCCTTTATTTCGGCGACACCCTGATTCGGGGTTTTCTCATAAGCGACCTCCTCATTCGGATAAGGGAGGCCACTTCCGGCGAAACTGAGGCTATATGTTGGAGGGGCGGATGACCAATATTTGACAAACACGGCCCCTAAAACACCGGCGTTTCCGGATATTACGAAATTACCAAGTGAATTATAATTGACATTCAAAGAGCAATCAGTGTATTGAATACTACTTGTTTTCCAGCGATTACACATCATCTCATCTCTCTCCTTAAATATCTTATCACTATCATAACCGAAGCTTATTCCAGCAAAATTATTATTACTCATTAACTAATAATAGAAAACTTTTTTGTTAAAAAATGTAAAAAAGTTTCTATTAGTAGATAAATGGGTATTCATTCAAAAGTTTGGGGTCAATATTTATGGAGAACACTTCACACCATAACATACACGTTCGACCCGAAGATGCCAACTAATCTAAGGGAGAAATATGTCAAATTTTTTCACGTCTTAAAAGATTTCATTCCGTGCCCCATTTGTCGGGCTCATTACACGAAGCGATGCGAATCAAATCCTCCCGAGAGAAATATGAAAACTACGGATGCTCTTGTTAGCTGGTTGAACAATTTACATAATGAAGTCAATGCCGGTTTGGGAAAACCGAACATCCCTAAAAAATACGCCGACAGTTATTATGTTAAGAACGGGAGACTAACTTATGACTTCCGTGATTTCGTTGTCCTATTTAGAATAATGACGATGATTAAAAAATTGAACTTCCCCGCGATTATTAAATTTATACAGCTCCTTTATGAAATATACCCTGACGGCTATCTTCATAGAAATGCTCCTAAATCACTGGAACTCGTGAATATTATTCAAAACAATGTTAAATTGAACGAATGGATAGTTCATTTCGATATGGAACACGCCAAAAATAAGAATACTTCGACTTACTTGACGGATAAGGACGTCAGTTATAAAATAAATGACGAGATTAATTCGGAAAATGTTGCGCAGATTAGTGCGAGAAATCAGAGCGCTAATTTACCAAAACGAGCGACCCGTGTTGTTAGAAATGAGGTCGATGAATTTTTAAGGAAGTATAATATTATTTAAATTTATTATTGAAATCTTTTTGAAAATTGACCAATATTCGGTTTTGGTTATCTAGCATTTTTTAACCTTGAAGTAGTAGATCTCTGATTAGTAGGTCTTAATTCTTACTAGGAAAGTTCCCTTAAATAAGTTTTCATACTATTAATTTTTTCTTTATATTTTTGTATTTCTCTATTTGTGTATTGGACATTCTTTCTTTTAATTTCTTTTTCCATATTTTCTATTTCAGTTCTTATTTTAATTTTTAAAATATTTGTATTTATTTTATTTAATTCAATTGCTCTACTTCTTTTATTTCTAAATTTTTGCCGTGTATATCTTTCCGGTTTTACAAAAAATCTTGCTCGATTATTTGATTTTCGTTGTCTTTCTTGGATATTATTTATGTTTAATATTGGGTTCAATTCTTCTTCAAGCAAAATTGATAACAGTTCAAGTATGTGTTCATTGGACGCAATATTTTCTTCTCTTATTTCAGCTGTCATTTTTAATGAACAACCATATAATTTTGAGCACATTGATACATCATCAGTTGGTTCTTGATATACTTCTTCATTATTGAACATATCAATTGCTATACAAAATTTAGTTGTTGTTTGTCTTAAATGTTCTAATTTTGGTAATTGTGTAAATGAATCTCGTTTTTTATTTCCTTGAACATAATCAAATCGTAATATTTTACGAAGTAAATTATATAATGGAGTGTCTAAATAGTTTTTTTTATTAATATATTCGTAAGCAAGTGCTCCAACAGGATTAATTATATAATTTCTTTTATCTTTTGATGATACACCAACTTTTTCACAAATAAATTGATTATATCCTAAAAGGTTATAATATCGATTGGTATTAGTAGTATGGTCGTATATATTTCCATAAAATACGGGGATACCATATACGCGTTCATATTCTTCTAAAAATAGTTTTCGTAATAGGCTAATTAAATATTCTTCATCATATAATAAATCAATATTAAATATATTTTTAAGAAGTTTTTTAATTTTTTCTTCAAATATTTCATTAAGTTCAGTTTTATTTTGTCTTCTAATATCATCTATTTTTAGATAATCAAGGAATAGTATGTTAATAAATATTTTTTTTATATCTGGGAATTCTAATTTAGATATATTACTTGGAGCACTAATAAATATATCTGATAATACACATTTGCTTATTTTTTCTAAAAAATGTTCTCTATTTAGACTATTTGGATTATTTGGATTATTTTGTAAAATATACATTATTTTTTGATATAATCTTTGAATCAATATATTATAATTACGAATAGATAAGTTCATATCAGCTATAAATTTATCTATATCTATGATCTTTTTGTTTTGTAAGAAATAATCTATTCTGTTTATCAAATATTTCACAAAATCAAAATAAGGATATATTTTACTCTTTAAATTTTCAGATAATAAGAAAAAACCACCTTTTTGTTTTTTATAAGTTATTTTCTTTTTGATAACCATAATATCTATAATATATTTTTTGAATTTATATACAAAAAATATTACTATTTTGGTTTGTGAAATGGCTTGTGTTGATATCCAGAATCCAAATATGAAATCCCAATTACAATCAGTTTACTAAAAAGAAATATTTAACAACTATAAATTACTTGCGATATTGTTCTGGCCGAGACCGGTGTAAGAATTAGGAGCACAAAGACCGAACTGCTTATTATAAAC